TGGTATAGGAAACCATATCATCCCAGAAGCCGTTGATATAGGCTTCCTGCAGCGGTGTGTCATATTCATCCAGCAAAACCAGAACTTTTTTTCCATAATAGCGGTGCAGCCACTCGCAAAGCTTTTTGATTGAAACAGCGGCCACATCATTCGTCATTTCAACGCGAACACTTCTGAAAAAGTTCCGGTCTGCGTCCGTATAGATTTCTTTATCCAAAAGCCATGTATATGGCGTATAAAGATCAACAAGCAATTGATTGAAGCTTCTTCTGGTCAGTTCATACGTCCCCTGTTTAATACCCGCAAAGCTCAGGAAGATCACCGGCCATTTTCCCTGCTGTGCCCGCAGATCCGCGTCCTCCCAGACCTTCAGGCCTTCAAAAAGGTCACCCCTGTTCTCATACTTGTTGGAAAAGAAGCAGTTGAGCGTGGACATATTCAGGGTTTTGCCGAAACGGCGCGGACGGGTGATCAGAGTGACCGCGTCCTGTCCTTTCCACCACTTCCGGATAAAGTCTGTTTTGTCCACGTAAAAACTTTGATTTACAATCAGACTTTCAAAATCCTGAACACCGGTAGCAATCACTTTCTCCATGCTGATCACGCTCCATTTGCCGAGTTCGCCTTCATTATATCAGTTTCAGTGTTGAATCACAACAGTGTGATCCCTGAGAGGCGACGTGATTGACGAAAGCAAAGATCCGGACGAAGCGGCTCCGGCAGAGAACAGCGCGCAGGCCTATATCATTCACGTGCCGGATCAGGACAACCGGCCCGTGGAGGAGGTCACGGCGAATGGGTGCTGCGGGTGTGGAAAGACTGAAAATTGCCGGTATGTTGCAGGGTGATTGCCGGGTGATTGCACGTTGATTGCCGGGGCGACAAGTGATATACTGTACTGTGTGGAAATTGAAAATTCCTGAGAAACCGGAAAGATGAACGCTTTGATTATCTTACGGCGCAACAGGGTGAAAGCTCCTTCGGGAGTTTTTTTGTGCCGGTTTTATTTGAATGGAGGACGCGGAATGGAACACTATACTCTGCAGCCAGGGGATGTGCCAGAAAGGCCGACGGCGGAAGCGGCGGCGCGGGACGCGCTGACAACGCTGCGGGGACTGGCGGAAGACGCGGCGGACCGGATGAAGGAAATCCTGGACAGCGCGGCCATTCCGGACGGAATGAAGATCGCGGTGATCAACATGGTGCTGGAGCGCGTTTACGGACGGCCGGAGGAGATGCTGCGGATTGAGAGCGGGGAGCGGGACGTGGAAGCCGCTGCAGAGCGTCTTCGGCGCGCTGCCAGCGGCAGTGTATAGTGGATAGTGGAGAGATGTCGGGGTTAGGGGACGGTAAAACCTCTGGGCACTCGAGCACTCGAGCACTCGAGCACTCGAAAACGGGACAGATGGAGGACTTATGTTTCTGAAGGAATACATGGTGGATATTCCCTTTAACACCGAAAAGGTTGTGATCCGCAGGGAAAAGTCTGTTACCATCGAAGTCGCGCGTACTTACAGCAGTGAAACTCAGAATTCACGGGTGAAGCGCGTGACCATCGGGCAGGTGGTGCCGCTTTTTCCAGGAAAGATGTATCCGAACGAGAACTACTTTAGCCTGGTGGTTCCCAACAGCGTTCCGGAGGACGTCCGGGACGATTTTTTGTGCCGGTGCAAACGGCAGCGGGAACTGGCGGAGCTGAAGAAGGATCCGGAGCGGATGATGCGGCAGGTAGAAGCGGGAATTCGTTTTTTGAAAGAAGAGGGGAGGAGAATCAAAATGGAACAGAAGCAGCAGGACGGCGGGCCGGAGGGTATTGATTTTTCCGGAACGGTTCAGACGGAAGAAAGCGAAAAGTTCTGGTTCATTACGGACGCGCATGAACTTGAATACGTGATGAAGGTTTTCGGAGATCTTTACAACCTGATGGAGGTTTATGCCTCGCGAAATCCGAAGGACACGCTGGACGGATACAAGGCGGTGATGTTCAACCGGATATTGGAGGAGCTGAAGCTGACGATGCCGGAACACCGGATTCTGCAGGGGCTGGAGATGATTGCGGCGCCCGGAGAGGACGGGAAGGGCATGACGTACAGCGACGCTTTGATGCTTTTGACGTGGTATAAGAATTGCCTGAGAGGAGTTTAGTAGATAGTGAATAGTGGATAGTGGATAGTGGATAGTGGACGGGGGGCCGTGCTACGGCGCGGCAGTGGGTAGTGGATAGCGGATATAGGGGGCTTTTAAATGAGCGCACTGGAGAAGATTATGGAGCTGGCTCCGAAGGCTGTGGAAGAGGCGGAGCGGATTCTGAACCGGTCGACGAGCATGAACGCGCGGATTCAGATGATAGAGATTGTGCTTAACCGGGCTTACGGAAAGCCGGAAGCGGCACTGCGGATTGAGACCGGGGGCCGATCGATTGCGGAATCGGCCGCGGCACTGCAGGCGGAGATTCGGGCTGTAATGGGGGAGAGTCGGACAGGCGGTAAAGAGAAAAATGCTGAAGAATAAAGGATTTTTTATGCTTCACGAAGAAATTATACAACAAAGCTGATGAAAGGAGGCAAGGCTATATGGTCTATACTAATGAGCAGATTCGCGAAATTGCTGCTCCAATAGCAGCTTCATATGGGGTGAAGAGCCTTTCTCTTTTCGGATCTTATGCTCGCGGAGAAGCAAATGAAGAAAGCGATGTGGATCTGCTTTTGGACAGGGGAAACGGTGTGCGTGGCTGGGAGATTGGCGGTTTGTATACAGATCTCTCTGAAGCGCTTGGAAAAGAGTTGGATCTGGTAACTGTTACCGGCGCTGACGATGATTTCCTTGGCCGTATCCGTGAGGATGAGGTGGTACTGTATGAACAACCGTGACCGAGATTTGATGATTCATATTCGGCGTTACTGTAATGAAATTGATGAGGCTATTCAACATTTTGGTGATGATGAAGAGACCTTTATGTCTGACGCAGTGTTCCGAAATGCAGTTTCAATGCCGATACAACAAATAGGTGAATTGGCAAAGCATTTATCAGATGAATTCGTAGAAACTTATCCGGAGATTCCATGGAAACAGATAAAAGGCATGCGAACCTGGTTTGCACATCAATATTTGAATATGGATAAGGAAATCATCTGGGATGTGCTGCACAATGGAATTCCGCAACTGAGCGTATTTTGCGAATCAATGAATCTGTAAGAATTATACCGAACGGTGATTGCTCTTGTCATTTGACGGGAGTTTTTGTTTGCTTACTTTTATGAAGATGACAACACTGAATGATAACAGCCGTAAAGGAACCGTTCCTCTACGGTCGAAGGTGACTGAAATGACCGCAAAAGAAACCGGATCTAACGCAGGCGCCACCGGCGCCTGCGCCCTGTATGGTCATGAAAATGAACCCAAAAGAACCGTCCCTATAGGGTCACCTATAGGGCCGTTTTGGGTTGCGCGGCCGGAGATTGTGGGGCGGGCTGTCGGGTTTGCGGATATGACTTCTTTGCACGGGGAGTGGATCCAGACGATGGCCTTTGGGGACGGGGATTTTACTTTGCAGGCGCACCGGGGAAGCTTCAAGAGCAGCTGTCTGGCGGTGGCTATTGCTTTGATTCTGATTTCGTTTCCCGAACGGAACATCATCTTCATCCGGAAGACGGACAACGACGTGAGCGAGATGATGGGGATGGTGGTGAAGATTCTGCGGTCGGACATTATGCGGGACATCGTGACGGTGAAATACGAAACGGACCTGCGGATTGAATCGGAGGGAATGGATCACCTTTCCACGAATTTGTGGCAGTCGCCGATGGGGGCCCAGCAGCTGCTGGGCCTTGGGATCCGGACGAGCATTACCGGCAAACATGCTTATTACGTCATCACGGACGACATCTGCAACCTTAGCGATCGGATTTCCCGGGCGGAACGGGAGCGGACGAAATTGCAATACGACGAGCTGCAGAACATTCGGAACCGGGGCGGGCGGATTATCAACCTGGGCACGCCGTGGCATAAGGACGACGTGTTCAGCAAGATGCCGAATATCCACCGGTACGACTGCTATGAGACCGGGCTGATTTCCACAGAGAAGCTGGACGAGATCCGGCAGTCGATGTCGCCTTCGCTTTTCGCGGCGAACTATGAGCTGAAGCACATTGCTTCGGAAGAAGCTTTCTTCGAAACGCCGCCGGTGTTCACCGACGACGTAACGAAGTTCCGCGATGGCATTTCCCACATCGACGCGGCTTACGGCGGCAGCGACTACACCGCTTTCACCTGCGCGGCGAAGCTGGACGGGAAGATTTATCTTTACGGCCGCCTCTGGCATACGCACGTGAACAATGTGATCGACGAATGCATCGCGGAAGCGGATCGGCTGCAGTGCTGGCCGATATACTGCGAGAACAACGGCGACAAAGGATACCTTTGCAAGGAGATCCGTGAACGGGACCGGTGGGCTTCAGAATACACAGAGCAGCAGAACAAAACCATCAAGATTTCCACCTATCTGCGGAAATGGTGGCCGAACATTATTTTCCTGCGCGGCACCGATCCGGACTACATCAACCAGATCATGGACTACACCGAACAGGCAGAGCACGACGACGCCCCGGACAGCGCAGCGTGCTGCTGCCGGCACTGGGACGAGCGCTGGTGGATGTGATTCAAAAGGAGGCTTTCTTCATGTCCCGTAAAACCCGCAAACGCAAAGCTGCCCGCAACCGGGCGGCTTCCTCTTCCGCAGCGAAAGACCGGAAGCTTCCGGATCCCGCGAAACAGGCGGCCATCATGGCCGGCGTCCGCGGCGAAGCTTTGGACGGCTATAACAATGCCGCAGCGTTTCTTGGGCAAAGCTCGCCGCTGATTTCTGCCGGAACCTTTCTGCGCAGCGGGCTTACATCAGATAAGCGGCTGCTGACGACGACCTACCGGGAATGCTGGCTGGCCACGCGGATTATTGACACGCCGGCGGAAGACATGACCCGCAGCTGGTACACGCTGACGGGGAATTTCCGCCCGGAAGATCTGGCGGATCTGAAGCGGCTTGAAGCGAAACACAGCGTGAAGCAGGAGTTGACTGACGCGATCCGCTGGGCACGGCTTTACGGCGGCTCCCTGGCGTTGATGGTGATCGACGGGGAAGGCGACCGGCTGGATGAACCGCTGGATCTGCGGCTGCTGCCGCAGGAATGTTTCCAGGGACTGCTTGTGCTGGATCAATCGATGGGGATCTCTCCGTCATTGGAGCTGGTGACGGATCTGAGCGATCCGGACTACGGGCTGCCGATGTACTACACCATCGACGCGGACGACGGCGCCGGGACGATTACGATTCACCACTCCCGGATTCTCCGCTTTATCGGCCGGCCGCTGCCCCGAGCGGAAGAGATTGCGGAGAATTCCTGGGGCGCATCGGAACTGGAACACATCTGGGACGAGCTGCAGAAGCGGTCGGCGACGAGTGCGAACATTGCCCAGCTGGTATTCCAGGCGAATATTACGACGCTGAAAATGTCGAAGTTCGGCGAATCGGTGGGCATGGGAACCGATAAGGGCCAGCAGAAAATTCGCAATCTGATCGCCGAGGAGAACCGGTTCCGGACGAGTTTCGGACTGCAGCTGCTTTCGAAGGACGATTCGCTGGAAAACCACCCGTATTCCTTCACCGGTCTGAACGACATTTATGAATCCTTCATGATGGACATTGCCGGGGCGGCGGAAATTCCCGCCACAAAGCTTTTCGGCCGGTCGCCCCAGGGTTTTCAGAGCACCGGCGAAGCGGAGATGCGGAACTACTACGAAATGATTGCCGGCCTGCAGGAACGGTATCTGCGGCCTGCACTGGAGCGGCTGCTGCCGGTGATGGCGATTTCCTGCTTCGGGGTTCTGCCGGAGAACCTGGACTTCATTTTCAATCCCCTGGCTACGGTGACCGCGGAGGAAGCCGAAGAGCTGGCGGGGAAGCTGAGTGACCGGGTGGAGAAGCTTTACAGGGCGGGGCTGCTGACATACCAGGAAGCGCGGAATGAGCTGAAGACCGTCGGGGAGAAATACGCGGCATACAGCGGAATTGAGCCCGAAGCGGCGCCACCGGCCATCAGAAAAACCCCGGCTTTTACGAATAGAGCCGTAAAATACTCCCCGTAGAATGGACACATGAATTTAACACGGACCCGGACCGGTGCATTAAACCAATTTGCGGAGATGCTTTTTTGAAGAATGAAGGAGCGAATCACAGTGAGACAGACGGCAAAATGAAAGTTTTTGTAAATTGCCGGTGTGTTGCAGGGTGATTGCAGGGTGGCTGCACGTTGATTGCCGCAAAGATCCATGATATGATTAGACTGTCAAAATGAAGTATCTGCCGCGGGCAGGTACTTTTTCTTTTGCCTGCAGAGGAGTGAAACAATTTGCAATACTACGGAACACGACTTTCCGAAAACATTTCCCGAAGGGAACCGGAAGGGTATCTGCTTTGCCTGAACGTGCCGGTGGCGAGAACCGGCACACAGGATTACCTGCCAGAGGAGCTGGGCATAACGCCAGGCTCTTCTTCTTTTCCTTCCGGGCCGGGCGGCCTGGTGTCTGTCTATCGCCCAGAGGAAGAAGTCTTTGCACCGGAGACGATGGCTTCGTTTGAAGGCATGCCGGTGACCAACGACCACCCGCCCGACGGCGTGGACGTTGAAAACATCCGCCGCCTGCAGACGGGCCACGCGCACAACATCCGGCGGGGAACGGGAAGTGAAGCGGATCTGCTGCTGGCGGATCTGATCATCACCGACGAGCGGCTGATCGAAGCGATCCTGGGCGGGAAACGGGAGATCAGCTGCGGCTACACTTACGAACTGGCCGAGGAAAACGGCCGGTACATTCAGCGGAAGATTCGCGGGAACCACATTGCCGTCGTGGACGCCGGCAGGGCAGGACCGCGAGTAAGCATCAAGGATCACAAGGGTCCTAAAACGAAGGCGCCACCGGCGCCTTCGCACCTTGTTTCCATAAAAGATCATAAACAACCCGAAAGGAGTACATCCACCATGAAGAAATCCCTTAGCAAACTGCTGGCCCGGATGGCCAAGGACGGCGACGTTGAAGCCGTCGCCGAATTCATCGAGGAGATGATTGAAGGCGAACCGGAAACAAAGGCAGAAGCCGCGGCAGAGACCGTTGAAGAAGTTGCGGAAGCGGTTGCCGGGGCAGTTGCGGAAGCTGTTTCCGAAGCAGGCAACGGCAATGCCGATCCAGAACGCGCCACGGACGAAGAAACCCTCTCCGGCATCATTGAACGCCTGGACCGGCTGATCGAGCTGCTGACGATTGCGCCTGCCGCCGGTGACGAAGATCCGGAAGAACTTTGCAACGCAGCGCCCGGGGAACTCTGCGCAGAGGAAGTCGCAGAGGCGATCGAGGAAGTGATCGAGGCTGCGGAAGCCGCGGAAGGAGGCGAAAAGCCCCCCGAGGACAACGACACAGCGTCCGGCGGACTCAGCGCGGAGGAAGTGGGGGAGATCGTTGAAGCGATTCTGGAACCGGATATTTCCACCACACTGGAGGAAGTTATCGAAGGCGACGAGGATCCGGACGATCCCGAAGGGATTTGCAGCAACGACGCGCTGCACACCGCGCTCCAGATTGCTGCGCCCATGCTGATGAAGATGAACCGGAAGCAGCGCCGGAAGGCCGCCGCGGATATCGCCGCGCAGGTGAGGAAAAACAGGCGCAAGGCGGCAAACCGCGGGTATGACCGCGTGATGAATCCGCGGATCCAAAGAGATTCCCGATCGGTTTACAACGCGCTGGGCAAGCGCATCATGGCCGCCCGGAACGCGAACTACCACAAGTGAGCTGCGCTGCGGCGCAGCAGTGAAAGGAGATTTGTTATATGGGTAAAGTCCTCTCCAATTTCACCAACGGCTGGCCGGGAACGCCTTCCCGGTCCGTTGATGAGATC